GAAAAACAATCCATGGCAGCGTCCATCGTTTTGACCGCCGATGTTCTGGTAACGGAATGGATATTTCAAGACGGCAGGGCGCTTGCGCCGGAGGACATCAAAGACTATCTCCGGACAAAAGATTCTGTATCGGTCAACGAACGTGGTTACGAGTTCGCTTGCCAGTGGGTGGTTCAGAACGCTCATCGGCTTTGCGGCACATCAACTGAACAAGAGGTGTGGGGAAAGATCGAGGGCAGTACGGCCTACGTTATCAGGAGCAAGTTCAACCAAGCAGTTAATGATGCCGGGTACAATCCGCAGGCGCTGCTTAGTTGGATGAAACAAAGAGACTTAATTGAAACAAGGGGCAGGGCAACCACGAAAAACAAACGCATTAACAACATCGCCACAGAGTGCGTGGCAATCAAAATGGCCGGGGAGGAATCGGAAGATGGTCAAATTCAACTGCCATTCGACGCAGATTTTTAATCAAGTGGGGAACATGGGGAACATGGGGAACAGTTTTAATACCGTACCCCTTACGGAGAGAGGGTATACCAAATGAGGGGTATGTGTGTCCTCGCGTAGAGAAAATGAAAAATGTGTTCCCCAGTTCCCCACTACCCAGAAACCCTAGAGCGACAGGCGTTTTCGCGGGGAACATGATGTTCCCCGTTGTACCGCACGTTCCCCAAGGAAAGGAGGATTTTGTGCAACTTAGACCATATCAACAAGAATGTTTAGACAATATACCAGATTCGGGATCATATCTCATCCAGATGGCAACAGGACTCGGCAAGACAGTAACGTTCGCAAGCGTTCCCCGACGCGGAAAAATGCTGATTTTGTCTCATCGAGAGGAACTTGTCCACCAACCCTTAAAATACTTTAATTGTCCGACCGGAGTTGAGATGGCAACCGCATCAAGCAACGGCGAGGAAGTTGTTAGCGCATCAGTGCAGAGCATCGTCAGACGGCTTGACCGATTCAGGCCGGACGAGTTTGATATTATCATCACAGACGAAGCACACCACGCTGCGGCTAAAACATATCGGAGAATTTATAATCATTTCAACCCGCGCCTGCATCTGGGCTTCACAGCAACGCCGAATCGATCAGACAGCGTTCGCCTGGATGATATTTACGAGGACATTATATTTCAGCGTGATCTGCGGTGGGGTATTGAAAACGATTATTTGTCCGACATCTACTGCAAACGAATCGACATTGGTTATGACTTATCGGCTGTGCGAACGCAGCATGGTGACTATGCTCCCGGCGAACTAGACAAGGCGATGGACGGCACGGCAGACGCGATTGCGGAAGCGTATCGAGATCACGCCAAGGGTGCGACGCTCATCTTTGCGGTCAGCGTGGATCAGGTCAAGCAGATTGTTGATCGGATTCCAGGCGCAGTCGCAGTTACGGCAGAAACAAAGAACCGGTCAGACATTATTGCGGCGTTTACCAGACGTGAAATACCGTGCCTGGTTAATTGTATGGTATTCACCGAAGGCACGGACATTCCTCTGGTTGAGACGGTCATCATCGCAAGGCCAACGCAATCCGATTCGCTTTATGCGCAAATGGTCGGGCGTGGACTTCGCAGGCATCCCGACAAACAGATGCTTCATCTGATTGATTGTGTAGGTGTGACCGGAAAGGCAAGCCTTTGCACGGCGCCATCTCTGTTAGGCATCGATATTGACCAGATCCCGAAAAGCAAAACAGAAGAATTACAAGGTATGTTGTTTGATCTTCCAGAAATGGCGATCAGGGCATCAGACACGCCGGAGAGCTGGATCAGAAATGTTGAGATTGTTCACTTGTGGGCAAAAAAACAAAAATATAATACGCACAATATCAACTGGTTCAGACTGCCAGACCAGACAATGATCTGTTCGCTTCCAGAGGGGAAATTTATAAAAATTCCTCCGGTCGATGAACTTGGCATGGTTCAAATCAGCGGCAATAAGATTCCAATGCAAAAAGCGCTTGACCAGGCGCTTATTTATTTGAATAAGTTTCACGAAAAAGACGGTCCGCTCTGGGATCTACAAGCGGTCAAACGATGGGGGTCCGGACCGGCATCAGACAAGCAGATGCAGCTGATCAAGCACAGGCTAAGGGATTTTGACAAGGATCTAACAAAGGGCGAGGCAAGCATGATTCTCAACAGGTTGATAGGGGGCAAGAAAAGTGACAGAGGCGCAAGAGCAGTTAACTTTATTCAAATGGTCAATAACTGTCCGGCAGAAATAAGAAAGGAAATAATGCCGGGATGGTCGGCATGGGTGTGAGTTATGGATATAAAAGCTAAACCGGGAATGAGATTTGGAAGGCTTGTTATTTTGGAGCGAGATATGAGTGTTTACCCCTCTAAAAATAGCAAGTGGATTTGCAAGTGTGATTGTGGAAATACAATTTCAACAACATGGAATGGACTAAAAACCGGAAGAACAAACAGCTGCGGGTGTTACAAGCGGGATGTTGCGAGTCAACTGTGCAAGAGACTTCGGACAAAGCATGGCGGTGCCGACACGCGACTCTATAACGTCTGGAAATCCATGCGGGGCAGATGTTTAAGAAAAAGCGATAAAAGCTACAAAAATTACGGGGAAAGAGGAATCGGTGTTTGCGACGAATGGCAAAAATCATATCAGTCATTTTGCAACTGGGCAACCGCCAATGGCTACAAACAAGGCTTGTCGATTGACCGCATAGACAACGACGGAAATTATGAGCCAGATAACTGCAGGTGGACAACCGCAAAAGAACAGTCGAGAAACAGAAGCACAAACAAATTTATTGAAATTAATGGCGCAACAAAGACAGTAACTGAGTGGTGTGATAGCGCCGGCGTTCCTCACTCAACGTATTTTGAAAGGGTAAAAAATGGACAATCACCAGAAAAAGCGCTTGGAATCAACTGAAAACCAGCACCAATCAGCTCTCATTAAATGGACTCAAGTTGCCAGACAGAAATACCCAGAATTAAAGCTTCTTTATCACGTACCGAACGAAAGAAAATGTACGCCAGCGGAAGGTGCCAGGCTGAAAAGAATGGGCGTAAAACGGGGAGTCCCTGATTTATGTTTGCCAGTATCTCGACATGGGTATAGTGCGCTCTACATCGAAATGAAAACGGACACCGGTAAAACAAGCAAAGAACAGGATTGGTGGCTCGAAGAACTTAGAAAGGCCGGAAACTTTTGCGAGGTGTGCCACGGATGGGATTCAGCCAGACGAGTGATCGAGTGGTATTTGTCGTCGGCAGGTAAAAACAATGGCTAGGTGTAAGCGCTGCGGTGCAGAGATTGAGTGGATGACAATGCCATCCGGCAAGAAGATGCCTGTTGATTGCGTGGAGGTCGCTTTTGTCCTGGCCGGAAAAGGTAAAGACTATGCGCTGATTGATGACGAATATTTTGAACACGGAAAAATTGTTGGCGACGCATATGAAGATGCGCCATATGTGCTGGCAAGGCCAAGTCATTTTTGTACTTGTCCAAAAAGGGAGAGGTGATGCAAACCGAAGCGATGGGATAGATTGCGTGTCGGTCTGGCACGATGGCTGATGGGGGTGGAGTGATGGACAAACGAGAACGGAACTATTACCTAGTGCGCTTCCATTGGCAGTCAAAACATATGCGAATGCGGCGTATCAAAACGATCTCACCAAAGGTTAAATTTCATCATCGTGAGAACGGATTGCTAATCAGTTGCCCGAAAGAATATTCAGAGTCGGTTGAATATGAACTACAAAAAGCAGAACGGAATGATGACTTTTGCAAATGGAGGGTTGAGTGATGACAAAACGAGAAGCGGCAATCGTGAGCGCCTACACAGGATATTTCATTGGCGAACTTGGCGAGTTATACAAGTACCTATCCGAATTGATTGGCAGACCAGTTTATACGCATGAGATTTCTGCGGTTAGGGACGAGTATCACAGCAAAATTAGACAAGACTTTGTGATGATGGAGGTGGAGTGATGGAAGAATTAAAACCATGTCCGTTCTGCGGTGGTGAAGCAGGAATAACATGGGATAGATGGAAAGATGACGAAATGTATTGCTGTGTTGAGTGCGATTGTGGTGTCAGCACAGGCGTGTATGAAACGGTAGATGAAGCGGTTAATCATTGGAACAGGAGGATTGAGTGATGCTGAAATGTTGTATGTGCGGCGATGTGTTTGATATTGGCTATGAAATGCCGAACGGCGATTATGTTTGTGCCACACATGAGTGTTGCTATGAATATTGCAGATGCGAGGGGAAAAGAACAACTCAAGAAAGCGAGGGGTGAGTGATGAACAATGAAAGGGAAATAAAAGACAAAATTTTGAAATTGTTTGAAGAAACAGACCGACAGTCAGAGGAACAGGAACTGTATATCCAAGAGTTGAGACAAAGATTATCTTTTGCCGAAAAAGTCTGCTATGAAGCCAACGGCTATCTAAAAACCAAAGACAATCCGCTTGGCAGGATTTATTTAGACAGACTGGCTGATGCGGTTGAGAAGTGGGACAGCAGTAGAAAAAATAAGGGCGCTCAATATGTTGTGATGGAGGATTGGGAACAATGCTGAGTTTTGAGCGATTGAAAGAACTGAAAGATTGGGTACGGTCTGTTATGAAGTTTGGCGTAAGTGAGGGTAGTGAAATCATCGTACTCATCGACGAAGCCATCGCTCACCAGTCGGTCAAGAGTGAGGACGTGCAAGAGGCGATAGAAAGTGCGCTGTGCCTGTTTAAGCATTGTGATGAAGCTCAGAAATGGCCGGGCACTTATTATTCAGAAGATGTAAAAACAGCCATCACAGCCCTGCAAGCGTATCAGCCAATGGTTCGAAAAGATCGAATAGTTGAGGAAGTGGCTATTTCCAAAACGGAAACAACCAGTTGTGAGTGGTGTGAGATAGCCAGCGAGTGTGAATATGAAGTTACGTTTTTTGAAGATGGCGACAGATGGGCGAAACACCGAGAATTAATGCCTCACTACTGCCCGAACTGCGGTCGCAAACTAAACTGACATGTCCCGGATAATGTACACAATTCGGCACGAAACATTGGAAAAAAGGAATGTTGTGTGCGAAAGTTTACAACCATGCTTATATGGTGCGCCAAATTAGCACAAAAGTTTACGGTTTAGACGACCGAAAATAACTGAAAGGGTGGGAAAAGTCACCTTATGGGAGGCTAACATGAACCCGATTAACCTACTCTGGATAATTCCGCTCAGCGCCAGTATCGGCGCTTTTTTGATGGCAGTTTTGATAGGAGGCACGCATGGCAGCGATCTTTACTGACGCGGAGGCCGCACAGGTCTGCGCCGAGTATATGGCTGGCTCAACGCTACAAGAACT